CCCGGTGGGGGAAGCCGGACATGAGAGGCCCCTTCCCATGCCCCGGTCACAGCAACCTGGGCGAATTGTACATCTGCAACCAGTGCGGCATGGCAGAAGCCCTCCTCTCCTACACCGGCACACCCCCGCGGCTCCGGAACTGGGCGATCATCGAAGCGGTCAAGGAACTGTTCTCCGAAGAATAGCACAACAAGTCCCCTCCGGGCCTCTGGTGACGGTTATAACCGGCACTTGCCACCGTCCCCAAGTTTAACACCTATCCCCGGAATAAAACCCCGGAAAACAAAAAAGAGCCCCCACCGTCGGCACAGCAATGTACAGACGATGGGGGCTCTCTCAATGTAAATTATTTCTTGATACTCTGGATCTTGCTCAGGGCTTCTTTCAGTTTATCGAAGCCGAACATAGCAGCGTAGGCGACCATAAATGCAACGACCACAGCAGTGGCCACATGGTACCAGCAGTAAAGCATGCCGGAATAGCCGACATAGGCGAAGAACGCCACGAGGGTCAGCACCACAGCCACAAGGACTGCCAGCAGATTGGTGGGCATCTTGTCCCAGGTCATCTTCTTCAGGACCTCGACGATGATGTTGGTGAGTACGACGAGCACACCAACGATCAGCAGCAGAGTGGAAATATCGAACATATCAAATCCTCCTTAGATTGATTCGAAGCTGTTTTCGTTCAGCTCCACATGATTATCTCGCATAAGCTTGATCTTGTTTTCGACCTTCGCCTTGTGATAATAGAACCCGGTGCCCGTGGCCACCTCAGCGGCCACGGACGGGATTAGGTACTGCAGAGGCGTGAGGTCAAGCGTGATCCACACCATTACCATGGTGAAGATGATGACCACGGCATTGATGGTACCAGCCACGATCAAGATCAGCTTGGAGAACTCCATCTTCTTCTTTCTCATGCCTTGGTAAAGGTGTCGGCGTCGACCCAGCCCCAGACGGTGCAGCCGTCACCGCCGACACGGACGAGGTGATACGGGTGCTTGCTCTTGCCGAGCTGATAAATCCGGGTGATTTTTGCCTTGCCACCCTTGCAGGACTTCGCCTGGGTAGCATTGGCGCTGGTGTAGTGCTTATTGCCGTTGTAGGTCACGATGTCACCAACGGCAGGGGTCCAGGGCTTGACCTCCTCCACTTTGGGGGATTCCTCGGTTACCACGCCAACGATGTCAGCGGCATCTACCCAACCGTAAACGGTGGAACCGCCGCCGGGTACCCTAACGAGGTGATAAGGATGCTTACCCTTGGGGTAAATGGCAGTGATCTTAGCCTTGCCGGGCTTGCAGGAAGGACCAGTGGGAGCATTGGAGCTCACATGGTGCTTGGTGCCCTTGAAGGTGACGATGTCGCCCACTTTCAGTTCGGCGATCACAGGCTCCTCGGTCTCGGGAGGTGCACCTGCGGCATATTTGTCGAGGTACTTCTGGCCGTAAGCAGCACGCTCGGCCTTGGCGGCTTCCTTTTCAGCTTCCGTCCCGTAGATAATGACAGCAGGCCGCTCAAACTGGGTCAGGACGATGTCGGATGCTTCCTGGACAGAAGTTGCCACTTTCAGCACAGCCATGACGGAACCATAGCCCTGCAACTCCTTCCAGAGGAAGTCGAGCTGCATCTGCAGGTCACCGACGGACTTCTTTGCGGCCTTGGCAAAGTCGAACAGAGCCTTCTTGCGGCTCCAGTAAGTCCACTGAGCCAGGCCGTACCCGGCGGCATCGTTCACGAAATTCGTATAGGTACCGTTGTCCACGGCGGCGGTGTAGGCGGCATCTGCGTAGCCCAGCTTCTTCTCGTGGCTGTTCTGCAGATTGTTGGAACGCAGGCCGGATTCGGCATACAGATTGCCCATAATGCCGGCGATGGCAAAATGGTTCAGACCCTTACCAGCAAAGAAATCCCAAATGGTTTTCTCGTCAGCGGTGCTTCCGGTGCTGGGCGTTCCGGTAACGGTCACCGGCTCCTGTACCGCCTCTTCCTCTGCATCGAAGCGAGGATGGCCATAGCCGACGATCCGGGAGCTGGTCAGAGAATAGCTGCACCGCTGTACACGGTTGGAGCTGTTGCCCTCAATGGTGTGTACCTTGCCGTTCGCCACCTTTTCAACGATGCCGGTATGTTCCTCAGCATCAGTCTTTCCGAAGAAGATCTGATCGCCGGGCTTGGGGTTCTGGTCGAAGCGGCCAGCACGACGGTAGCAATCGGAGGACCATTCGCAGCCTGCACCATACAAACCCGTCTGGCATTCCAGATACTCGCCCTTCTCCTTGCTGCCGCCCAGCTGCAGGAAGCACCAGTCCACGAACATATCGCACCATGCGTAGCCGTTCTTGGGTGCCTGATAGTAGCCTGCGGCGTGGAGATCCCTGGCGTACTTCGTCCAGTTGCCGTCGCCGGCATTCGCCGTCTTGTCATCGAGCATGGAGTTGGTTTCCTTCTCCATGTACCCGAGTTCAGCAACAGCAATAGCCAGCAGCTTTTTTGCGGTAAAAGACATTGGTTACTCCTCCTTAGTAGCGTGGTTGGGAGGGTCGGTAGGCAGTTGCAGGAACTTATTATGCAGATCGTCCATAACGCCGTTCACGCCCAAATTGTGATACTGTTCCCAGCAGTTTTCAAAATTCTGCCGGGCATAAATGGGTGCATAGCCCCGTTCCTCCCATTTGTTGTACTCTGCGATCATCTGCGCTCTCAGCAACGCCTGCACACCGAGCTTGATACCCTTGATCTGGGACAAGATGTATTTTGCACCGGCGGCAAGCAGAGCGGGAACACCGAGCAGACATAGCCATTGGTAAATCGTCACTCTCTCACCTCCTTACAGGTAAATAAAAATACCCACAGCCGCTTAAGGCCGTGGGTATTGTTTTATAACGGAAAATCCGGTGTTTCCTCGTCGCCGAGGATTGCCGTGTATTTCCGTTTCGTGGCATCAATCATCTGTTGTTCGGCCTCGGTGAGATTTCTGGATCTCTCCAACTGCATAGCAAAGTGACTGATTACCTTTGACTGCTGCTCCACAAGGTTGCAGAGCATTTCAATCATTTGCAGATTTGACATATGCCTATCTCCTATGCCGCTTTCGCAAGCCTGCGTTTTCCCTCGACTCGGACGATGTCTTTCAATACTTTCTCGCCTATGGGATCGAAATACTTCGCCCTGGTCATATATCCGTTGCAGTGCTTTAACTGCCCCACTCTGGATAGCAGACCCGATGCGGTGGTGAACGGAATCCGCCGGCCGTTGTCCAGCTTCTTCCGCACCCGGCGGCATTGACGAGCAAGCCGGAGGAAATTCCGCCGTCGCAAAGTGGTATGGTTTCTGTAAAATCGATACCCTACAAAGTCCACCGGTCTGTGCTTGACGGGAAACACCTGCCAGTTCTCTTTCATACGCAACCCGAGTTGACGATGCAGGAATTCTGCAACTGCTTTCCGGGCTTTATGCAAGAGTTTCTTATTGGGGCCGAACAGAACCATATCATCAAGGTTCCGCACATAGTATTTCACCCCGGGCAACGAAAGAATGAAGTTGTCCAGAGGTTCGAGGTAGAAATTTGCAAGCCATTGATTGACATAGAAGCCAATAGCCAGACCTCCATCGGGATTGGACGAAGTAATGTCGTAGATCAGCTTGAGGAAGCGTTTATCTTTGACCTTTCGAGCCAATGCCCAAATGAGGCGCTTCGGGGAAACGCTGGGGTAATACTGCTTGATGTCCATCTTCAAACAGTACTTGGTGTTCTTGGCATCGTTATCCAATGCCCGTCGGACATAGTTGGCAGCACACTTGTTCCCTCTCCCAGGGATAGAAGCACAACTCCATCGGTACATACCACGCATCAGCACAGGCTGTAAAACCATGGTGCAGAGCTGGTGCATGAGACCGTCGGGGTAAAACGGGACGATGCGGATAATCCGTTGCTTGCCGCTGCTCTTGTCGATGATCGCTTTCGATCTCGGCACCGTAGGTATATAGGTTCCAGCCGTGAGCATTTGATGTGTTTTCTCTACATACCCATCCACATCAGCCAGTACCCGACGCACATCCTTCCGGTGCCGTTTACCTTTCGTTCCGATCTTGATGGCGGCTCGGATTAAGTCACGGTCGCACATCTTATCATACAGGAATCCTACTTTCTTCGGCATAGCCGAACCTCCTTGTTTGCCTCAAGGTTATTCGAGAGAAACCTACTAAACCCTGTCCTTTCCGGCAAAATTTCCACCGAGCGGTGTGGGAGAACTGCACCGCTTTTAGAAACAAGGTGTCGGGCACCGTAGAACGGGTCGGAGTTGGAGGCATCGTCGGTGTTCAGCATGAAGGGGCCGTAGTTCGGATCAGGTTCGTCCGCATTACCACCCGACATAAGAACAGGGCCGTCGAAGTTGCAGTAATCGGCAACTGCCCAAGCAAAGACCGCCGGTGCAGGGTGCAGTAATCCCGGAACGATTATACAGAGCGTCACGGAGGTGTGCTGGTTTTTGTTATAAAATAACGAAATGCGTTATTTTGAAAAAATTAAAATCGACGGGGCTTCGCCCCGTACCCCATAAGGAGAGGGGTAGGAGCGAAGCCGATTGTGCTACCTAAGAACGAAGCCCCGGGGGTTGCGACCCCCGGACCCCCTTAAGGGATTTTTTGGAGTCGGGCACCGAAGAACGGGTCGGAGTCGGAGGCATCGCCGGTGCTCAGCACGAAGGGGCCGCAGCTCGGACCAGGCTCGTCCGCAACACCACCCGACAGAAGAACAGGGCCGCCGAAGCCGCAGAAATCGGCAACATACTTCGTGAAGTCCTCGTCCTCGGGCATGCCTGCTGCCGCCGGGGTCATTGCCCAGGAGTAGCCATCGGCATCGGGAACATTCCAGTCCATAATAAGACCGTACTGGTTCTCTTCGCCGATCTGGCCAACCTGCACACCACCCTCGGTATCGGAATACTCCTCCGGATTAACGGTGACATAGATGCCGCCGTTTTCCATATCCAACCGCCAGCCGTCGATGAACTCACCGACATTCGCCCACATATCCTCGATGTACCTCCACTGAATACCGACACAGTAATCGTCCGTGGATGCTGCGACGGTACCGGTGTGGTAAGGCATAGAATCAGTCTTTCCGGAGGGTTCGATTTCGTAGGTTTCGGGATTACCGCAACCATGACCGATTGCACCCTGGAAGTCCCAAGTCGCATACTCCACAACCATAAGCAGACGGGTGGTCCAGAACATGGCGAAGTCCTGCTGGGAATAGCCGGACACTCCGTACTGGTCACACATGCCCCGGATGGTCTCACGGAACTGCGCCCGGGTCATATTGCCCAGCGGCATTTCGCCGGAGACAGACTGTCCCATTTCACCACCGCAATGATACCGGGCGATATACACCACATCCCTCTCACCCTTTCCGTCGCCCCGGTCCATGTGAGCAGGAGAAACAGCAAAGCCATCGGCGGGGTTGGGGGAAATCTGGATGGAGATTTCATCGTTCTCCCGGACGATACGGTAGTAGTATTTGGGGATGGAAACCATGGTGCCTGCGAACTCGTCCTCCACGATCTGCATACCTGCCCAGGGCATCAGACCATCAAAGGGAGAGCTACCACCCTCGCCGTTGACACAAGGAACGGGGTTGATGAAGTCCACCGCCCCATCGGTACGGGCGAGCTTATTGCTAACACCCACCGTCCAGGTCACGCCGTAGACATTGGAGGGGTACACGGTTTCCTCAGTGCCGAACTTGTGCCAGTAGCCATCCGGCCGCAGCATCCACTTTTCCTTAGTGGAGATATTCACCGCTTCGCTGCCGATGGTGTAACCCACCATGGATTTCACATCGGCATCATCGGTGATAAAGGCCCGCACCATCGGCTTGAGCGGACCCGTCAAAGAAAAGCAATCTCTGATTTTATCGACTCTAACGATCATTCGATTTCCTCCTTAGAGATTTGTTTTATTCAGGAATAGATAAATATTTCGACAACTCCAAATCGACAACGAACTCACCCGTTGGCGGTTCCACTGGGAACAGCAGGCCGTCCCCACTCAGCCGACCCGTGCGCGGTACCGCAAAGGTTGCAGCGGTTGCCGCAGATCCCTCAGAGGCTTCTGCAGGTTCTGCGTTGGGGGTGACCATATATTTCTGCAGGTTGGAATGGACGCACTGTGCAGCCATTACCCCTGCAAGCAGACTGTCGGCCTGTATTGCGTAAGGCTCTACGACTGTAACTGTGAGGGTGTTCGATTTTCCGATGGTGATGTCACCGTTGGTAATCATGTTTCCGACTTGCATATACAGCGTGTGCGTACCTACAACATCCGCCGGGGGCGTAAACTGTGCGCTCAGAACAGGGCCGTTATCGGTTTCTGTACCTTTTACTGCTCCATCCCATACCCAGCTTACTGCTACGATACCGTTGTCCGGGGAAATGCCTGCCATCAAGAAATAGCCGAGTGTGCGGCCTTTCGTTATGACGATATTGCCATTTTTAATTTTTCCGGCTGGGGTCATGTACAGCCAGTCTGCACCGGGCATTTCTGCACCAACGATCTCAACCGGAGTCGATCCGGCGAATCCCGTACCCTGGGTGTCGTAGTCCATAATGTCGTGACTCGACCAAACAATATTTGTCGTTTGGTCAAGAGCGTACAACGTGCCCGTACCGTCACCGACGTTGACAGAAACCTGCACCCAGCTTACGCCGCCCACCATTGCTTGATAGGCTTTGTATGTGTTGCCTTGCGATTGTCCGAAAAATGCGACGATACCGCTCGTGATGATAAACG